CTTAGCATATCTCTTACTAAATATTCTCCACGAGCACCTTTAGCTCTTGAATCTACCACTAATCAAACTCTCTATATAGAACTTCCAGTTTTTCTGTAGCATCCGCCATTTTACCTAACTCTAATTCGATTGCTTGTAGTACATCTGGGTGTTCTCCTATCCCTGCGGGATTACTTAAATAAATTTCTATGTTAGCTTTATGAAGTGCATGTACTCCTTTCAGATGCGCCTCTAAGCCTTCAAATATGCGGTCTCGCAAATCCATAATATTATTTCTCCAATCTACTAATGTTATTATCTTTTACTATTTCTATTTTTTCTAATAAAGGGTGAGTCCACCCATGACTAACTATATAAGTATTCATGGGCTCCGATAATAAAACCTCTACTAGCTTCTCTCTACCTATTTCGTCTAGTACGTTTATAACTTCATCTAAGAAAAGAATATTAATTCTAGACTTAGATATACTACTCATTAACTTTCTGATAGCTATTAACGTTGCTGTATTAACTCTTGCTAGCTCTCCCGAAGAGAGTGCTTGAATATCTACTATGTTGCCGTTATCTGTTACTTGCACATTTAATTTATCATTTTGTACTACAAACTCAAGTGTAAACTTACCATCAGAAAGCTCCGCAAGATAATTATTAGTTAGATCTTCTAGTTCTTTTACTAAATTTTCAATTTTATATGCTACTAAGCCATTTGTGCTAAAAGCTTTTTTCAATACCTCTAGATTAGAAGATATTTCTGATTGATCTAAAAGCTCTTTGCTTAATACTTTTAGTTCCGCCATCATCTCATCAGTTTGGTCAGAGATTATCTCTATTTTAGTATTTTGTCTAGTTCGTCTTTCGTTTTCTTTTGCTGTTGCTTCCATAGAATTTCTTGCGTCCGATAAACGTTTACGAACGCTGCTGATGCGAGCTTCAAGCTCTTCGCCATCCACAGTATCTTCTGGTAAGCTGTTGTCAATCGACCTATAAATTTCTTCCCACTCTCTTTGAAGTTTAGTCTTTCTACTAAAGTCAAAATTGTTTGATTTAATTCTTTCAATTTCTGCACTAAGGTTTCTAGCTTCTTCATTTAAGTCTCCTATCAAGATTTCTTCTCCCTCAATTATTGAGTTTCTGAAGTCTTCATTTATTTCCTGCTCACAAGTAGGACAGTTATTGCCCAACCCCTGTATTTTATGCAGTAGTTTTTGAGCAGCTTGTACACGCGCAGAGACCTTTCCAAGCGCTTCTTGGTTTTGGTCATAGGATAGAAGTTCTATTGCTTTTATGCCTTGGACTGCCGATATATCTATCTTACTGAGTAGCTCTTTATATTGTTTATTTCTTAAAATATTTTTATTATTTTCCGAAATATTTTCAAGTTCTTTGTTCAGATGACGTAACTCTTTCTCATCTTCTTCCGTGTAAATTTCTAAATTTAACATTGGAAGTAGGGTAGTATCCTCCAATTTATTGTTTGATAACCATTTTTCAATAGTACTTACTTTCGCTTCTATAGCCGTTAAATTATTAAGATTTTCTCGGCAGGCTTCCTTAAATATATCAAAATAGCTTACATATATCTCAAGGTGCAATAGATCAATAAGAAATTTCTTTCTGTTAGTATCTGTTGCTGTAAGAAACTGTAAGCTCGCATTAGTATTTTGATAGACTAACTGAGAAAAGGTTTTAAAGTCAACGCCTAGTATATTCTGAACTGTTTTGTAAGTATTAGTTGCTGTATGGCTAGAGATATCTACCCCATCTTTAATCAATACTATCTTAATAGATGTTTTTCTGTCTACACAGATTTTATACGTACTGCTATCTTTGGTGAAAAATAACTCTATCGAGTACCCATCATTGTTATACCTATTAGGTATATCAGCTTTCTTAATACCTTTTGAGTTTTTATTATATAAAGCTTCTTCAATAATTAACGGAATGGAGGATTTCCCCATTCCGTTAGTTCCAACTATTTGAGTTACTGGGCTATCGTCCAAAATAAGTTCATTATTTTTTCCATAGCTAAAACAGTTACTCCATCTCAACTTTTGCAGCGTAATCATTAAATAATCCTACTATATTTGATATATTTGATTCATCAATTTCTAAAATGTACATTAGATACTCCACGAGTTCTTCTGCAATGGACATCTCCTTATCAATAATAAGTGCCGCTTCAGAGTTTCGCTTTACAATTTTCTTGTCAAGAAGCTCTGAATTTTTTACGTCTGCTAACTGCTGTATGTCTCCCTCAACTTCATAGATCGTATGATCATACTCTGAAGGAATCATGTCATTTTGAGATACTACTGTTTTTCTTAGTAACTGAGGTAAATCAAAAGGATCCCAACGCCAGCTCCAGTCTTGCTCATTGATAACTATATACCCCGTTGAAACTTTATTTCTATGAAATGAAGTAGTCATAGGACTTCCAGGATATACTATGTTTCTTTGAGTATTACTATGAGCGTGTAGGTCTCCTGCAAATACAATAGGAAAGTCCTCTAGTCTGTCTAAGTCCACCTCTGGCTTGACATGCGGCGGGATCTCTCCTCTGACGTGTGTAAATAACGGGTAACTACTATTTAATCTCTCAATGCTATTATTTCTATGTAAGTCTGCGTAAGGCAAAATACTAAAGCCTAATTCATTATCTTCGTATGAAATATCAACTATATTTATTAAAGGGTTAACAGCCCTTGAAACTTCTTTTAACTGAGAGAAAAAAGTAGTATGCTTTTTTGTAGCTTCATGATTTCCATCGTAAATAATAGTAGGTATCTTTACATTTTTAATAAAGCTAAAATATAGCTCCAGTTCTTCCATATTGGGAAGACGATCAAAAAGATCGCCCCCAATAATGTGCATGTTACACTCTAGCTCTAGCGAATAGATTTGATTAAAAAATAATTTATATCTATTTAAAGCCCATTCTTTAGGTACATTTTTCTGTCCTAATTTTAGGTGCCAGTCTGCTGTGAATAATATCATGCAATACGAAACTCGTCTTCAATGCTCTCATCAATAGTAGTATCTGATCGATTATTATTTATTCTATCTAACAACTCTTTTTGTGCGTCAGGGGTAGGGCGTGGCATAACGTCATCCATTGACTTTAGTCCCGCTACTAGCTTTAACTCATCTTCTGTTAAAGGTCTTTTTGCCTTTTGGCACTTTAATTGCTGTAATTGGTACTCTACATTATAGGGCATAGGGCCTGTTTTTACTCGCTTAAAGCAAAGATCCCAGCCATCTTCAAAGTCAGTTGGGTCGCCTAAGTCATCTGCTACAGTGATTACTTGCTCCCATAGCTTTTTCTTTAGATTAACTACCTTGAGCTCGCCGTTAACGATTGCTTGGGTTGCGTAGCTCCAGCCACACTTAAGATCGGGATAAAAGTCTTTTACCCAATCTTTTTCTTTATTATTAAAAGCTTCTGCGTTGCGATCAAAAGATAAGCATTCTAAAGGAATATCTTTATCGTTCTCGCCTTTGACCCAATATACGTATCGAGCAAGAATATCACCTACGATGCGTATTTGATTATCACCTTCTTTATACTGGTAGCCTGAAATTGAGGATTTTTGTGCAGAACCTTTCTGTTTGTTGAATGAAATTGCCATTCTAGTGTATCTCCTTAGCTGTAACTTCTTCATAGCGCCAATGAATTATGTCATTATCATCTATATGAAGTAGTCTGTTTTCTATATATAAATTCCTATCAAGCGGCACTTGATGCACGCTCATAGTAACGATTTGATTGGCAATATATCTTGAGGTAAGCCGAAAAGCACCTAATCCAAAATACTGTACCATTTCTCTTTTTGTATACTTATAACTATTATAAAAAGCAACCTCTGGGTGCAGCATAAAAGAACCTCCGTTAAAGTTTATATTCGAGTACTTATAAAGCTTATCGAATTTATTGTACGGAAGTTTACTATGCGTCAACATATCAAGCACTGCAAAGCAGTCATTGACATTTCCGTTAGTCGCGTCTATAATCTTTTCGAAGTCATAAAGTAACATATATTATACCAAAGTTTTACCAAGTTGTCAAGAATTATTTTTTTAAAGCTGTTTAATTATATAACCTTGTTTTATGTAGTGCCCCATTCTTTTTGATGCTTGACTGGAAGCAGTCTTACCTATTAGATGAATATCTAAAATAACAGGAGTTAGTTTTCCTTCATCTTCTCTAACCACTCTGCCTATAAGCTGAGTTAGTAGAGGCTCATTATTAATAGGAGTTGCTAAAATTAAGCAACTTAAGCAATTTAAAGATATACCCTCTGAAAATATTGCTTGAGTTCCAAATAGCACATTAAAACGTCCCTCCTCCACTAAAGACATAGTGCTTTCTCTCTGCACTTGATCAATCTCACCCGTAACACAAGCTGCGTTTGTACCAACGAGTTCGGCGCAAGCTTTTAAAAACGCCACACGGTCGCTTACCACGAGAACCTTATGTCCTCGGGCTGCGTATGAGGAAGCTAATAGAGCTACTGAGTGTCTGTATTCTTCATTAGAAGTAAGATTGTTTACTCTGTTAGCCCAAGGTATATTAGCTCCGTCCATAAACCTAGTATTAGATCTAAATATATGAATTTCAGGTATCATATAGTTTTCTTTTGGCGGCTTAAATATTTTTGATCCAAAGTAATCTCTAAATACAACGTGCTTACCGTCCTTTCTTTCTATAGTTCCTGATAGACCTATTTTATATCTTGCGTGATTAGTGTCAATTATTTTAGCGAAAGTAGGGGAGGATACGTGGTGCATCTCGTCTAATATAATAGTGCCAAACTCTTTTTCGATTTTTGGCAACTGTCTATATAGACTTTGAGTATTACCAATTGTAATAAACTCCCCTATTTCAAATGTACCGCTACCAATAACGCCTGGGATAATGCCAAATACTTTCTCTACTTCTCGCGCCCACTGAGTTCTTAAAGGAACTGTGTGAACAACAATAAGAGTTTTTTGTTTTAGTTTAGCCGCTATGGCTAGGGCAGTAAAGGTTTTACCCCAACTTACCCAGGCATTAATAATAGCACTATCATCAATTTCGTCAAAGACAGCTTGTTGGCTTTCTCTTAACGTAAATTTAAACTCTGGAGGCTCTACAGGCTTATATACTCTTTTATCTACTACTTCGTATTCCTTTGGTATGAGATCTTCTCTCCCAGAAGGTATACTTACTAGCTCAGAGGTAATTCTACCCATATTTTTAATTACTAAAGGTGGGTCATTAGGCATAGTAGAAGGTACAACATACGTTAGCTGTTTATTGAGCCATTCTTTAAATTGACCTTTAGCGGTCAAATATATTCTATTACCTAATACTGCTTTCATAATTAAAGTCCCAGTTTTTCCTTTGATGTAATGTACTCTTTTACAAAAGCACTTCTTACAATATCCTTCACTTCAAAGTCTATTAGATCAAAACAATCCATAGCTTCAAGAATGCGAATAAAGTCTCTTAGGCCATTGCTACGTAAGTCAGATTGCCTAAAATCTCCGCAAAATATCACTCTACAATTTTCACCTACTCTAGTAATAATAGAATCTAGCTCATGAAAAGTGAGATTCTGACATTCATCCACTAAAATAGTGGCATTTCTTAATGTAATACCACGTATAAAAGAGGTAGTCATAAAATGTACTAAAAATTTACTTTTTAATACCTCGTAAGCATCCCCTCTTTCAAAGAGGTCAATACAAATGTCTTTATAGGGCTCTTCGTATACGGAGGCTTTATCTTTCTCTGTACCGGGTAAGAAACCTATATCTCTAGTGGATACCGCGCTCCTTATAATAACTAATTTTTCATAAAGTCCTTTTAATATATCATCAAAAGCTAAATACGATGATATATACGTTTTACCTGTACCTGCTACGCCATGAAGAATTAAATTCTGTGAGCTTTCAAAAGCTAGTACTTGATTTCTAGTTAAAGGCTCTATCTGTCGCAACTGTAAGTTTGCATCATTAAGAGTCCTAGGTTTGCGACGTCTCATCGTTTTTTGTCCTCGGGACATTTTTACACCTTTCTATATGAATCTTTTTTCGGTCCATTGGAATACTCATACAAAATATACGGAAAGCCATTTAAGTATATAAATCCCGCCCAAGTCTCTCCGTCCAAAGGAGGTCGAGGAACATCGAACGGAGGAGTTTTATAGCAAGTAATAATACTGCAATTACCTCGTTTACTAACTTTTTGGATCTTTTTATAGCTAAGTTTACACATTTTTGTCTTTTCATAGATAAAAGGTGTGCCATTACTATCTATAAAATATTTGTATGAAGATTTTAATACTCCTTGCACGGAAATAATTTGCTTATTTAACTTATAAAGTCTAGGGTCTCCCGTTTGTGCGCGGCGTAGGCCTAAATTACTGCCGCGCATATTCTTATCATCCAAAACCCTATCATCTAGAAAAAA